ATTTAATCAATGAGTATGAACCTATTTGTTTATTTTTAGTTTAAATTTTCGCTTAGTATATATTGTTAGATTATTTCAGATTATTAATGCTTGTCATATATGAAGAAATACATTTAAATATTTACAATTTCGTTTTGTAGTTCGTTAAAAACTGCACCTTGATCACATATGATTTCTGTCCCCAGCCCTCTGTGTACGTTTTGTATGTGTGTCAATTTCTCGTTTGGGGTTATCGTACTTAAAACCCTCATAACCTGGGAAGGATTATCCAAATTTATTATATTTTATATATATACTTTCTACAGTGCGCAATAATCTATTTTATCAGCGGCTATTCCCAGATGGCTCAATACAATTATAGTTCCATTTTTGTTCGAGTTCTCATACAAATAAATGTAGTGAAAGTGATTTTGTATGTCCTTGATATTAATGCACCTTCCTTTTTGCAGTAGCTACCAAGTGATTTTGTATTGTTGATCACTATAATGTCAACACCTATTTTAATGTGCCCGCTGTTTAATATATTGTTTGAATTTTAGTTTGTCGGTAAGCGTATAGCCTCCCTCAAAATTATAATAACTTACCAGGGTATTAATATTGTTAAGTTTTAGGACTGCATGGGTCTCTTTGAGCAACCAGATCTCCTATTATATTATTTTATTATTTACTTGATGTTTGTGATTTATGGTACTTTTATTCAATATTGCTTGTCGGTTAAAGTTAAATTAGAGTATCCTCTTAGCCGTTAGGATTCTAGAACGAGAAGGCCGTACGCCAAAAGCGCGCTATGGATGGTAGAACCAGGATAGTGTTAAATTACGGAGGTCCTCATATAACGGCGCCAATCAATGTGTAATATGAATGTCTCGAATCTCTCAAATAAAATTAATGTTTCTAAATCTACTAACGACATTGTTAAAAACGCTAGTAGTAACGATCTTAAAGGATTCTTTGCAATGCTTTCTGGATCAGGCGTGTCAGGTGACATCGGCCGCTATAATGAACTTGTTGAACGATATCGTGCTATGCGTCAAGGTTCGTCTTATATTAGTTACCTTAACGTGTATAATGATATTGTTGCGTACTATGTTGCACATGGTAAGCACACTGCTTCTCAATATGAACCCATTTGGGATTGGCAATACAACTGCCTCTATTTGAGACGTGATGTTTATCGTGTCAAGCATCAAGTTATGGTCGATGTTGTTGATGAGCTTTTAATTGCTAGTTATGAAGAAGATGATATTCGTCGTGTTGTTCGATATCTATTATTAATAGACTTTACTAAGACCAAGGATATTATTAATGACATGCCAGAAGTTAAACCGGTTTATGGTAATATTGGTACATCAGAATATATTGAATTTTTGGAAGTTTTGTCAACAACAAAGGATGATGATATGCTTATTAGTAGTCCCACACTTACTAGTATCATCAACTATTATTTTGATTTTGCATTGTGTTCTATAGGCTGTGTCCCATTTAGTTTTACACCCAATATGTATTCGGTAATAGGAAATCATATGCCACTACATGTTGCTTTAGATCATTGGTTTACACCACAATCACAAGGCAGCGTTGAAGATTTTGGTTATTTGGATATATTGACACGTTCTGTCAAATCGACTATTGATATTCCGTATCAAATTCATAAAACGTTTGAATCTGTTGCAACCACCAGTAATACTATGTCGATGTGTGCTGATAAAATGGATAGATTGGGCGATGCTATGCACGCTTTTATTGAGTCGTTTTTACAGCGTACCGATCGTTTAGCTACAGGTCTTTCATCAGAGGCTATGATTTCAATGGTAGAAATATTCATTGACTTTATGTCTGATCTACCAGACTTGAAAGCTGTATCATCATTTCGTTGGATTACGTATTGTTCTCGAGTATTACGACTTTTTATACCTAATGGAGTTAGTCTTGCTTTTAATCTCTTTTCGACACATTTGGCATGTCTATTTACGGCTGTAGCTCAGGGTTTGGATGATGTTTTACAAACTATACTTGTTGTCTTTTCTGGAGCCATTGCTTTGCAAAATGTGCCTGATAGGGTTGGCGTCAATAAAATGATGGAGTATATGAAATCTTTAAATATTGCAGTTCCCTTTTCTAAAAATATGGTAGCTGTTATTCAGTCAATGATTTCTATGCTTCCTGAAGCTGTTAAAGCATGGGCTAGTCAATACATACCCGAACATGTCTTCTATATGAAGCTTACAACTCAGTATGCCGAGGTTATAAATAGAATAGACATATTTTTGACCTATGATATTGATCGGATTTATTTTGATCGTAATCTTAGCAAGGAAATAGTTATTTTATATAATCGTGCGCATGAGTTGGTTAGAGATATGGCACCATTTGTGAGAGATGTTTCAGGTGAGTTTTCACTTTTGCGTGAACAGTTGCGAAAGTTTGACAAGCTCTATGAGTCTGTTCAATCGATCATGAAATGTGGTGTTATACGTGAGTGTCCATTTAGTTTGACTATAGCTGGCGATTCGCAAATTGGAAAATCTACACTATCAGCAGCTATTGCTAAGTATATGTATCCAGATGCACCTGCAGACCGTGTTCGTTATGTCATCCCAACGGATCCCGATGAGTTTTGGAGTGGTTATTCACCCCTACATTGTGTTACTGCTGAAGATGATGCGGATCAGGATGCTGAGTATAAAAATGCACTCCAATTGTTTTCAATTGTTACCAATGCACCATATCAACCACCTATGGCATCAGTTGATGATAAATCTATTGGTGTTAAGGGAACACCATATCACTCAAAAATGCATATACGTTGCACCAATAACCCATATCCTAAGCCGCTCGTCAAGATTCTTACATTAGAGGCTTATTGGCGACGTCGTCATATGTTGGTTAAAGCAGTTGTTAAAGATGATTATCTTGTTGATGGCAAGGTTCAATACTCGCCTGTATTCAAACATCTAGAATTTTGGCAAATGGATCCTGTTGTTGAAGGCGGAACGCCTGTTAAGATTGGTGATTTTATGGACTTTATGAAAATGTTGCGTACTGCTTATGATAGACATACAGCAAATGAGAAAGCCGTTGTGGATATGATGACATCCAATACGGATACCTTTACTGAACAAATTGGTGCTGCTTATCAAGTTACTGATGTATTTACTGATGCTCAAGGCCGTCTTACTGATTTCCTCAATGATATGCAATTAAAAGCGGTTACGTCAGCTACAGGTACTTATAATGCACTTAAGAATTATCTTGAGAACCATCCCGTTATTAGCCAGGTTCTTAAGTTGTGTGCCATTGTTGCCGGTGTTAGCACTGCCGCATTGGGTATGGTCTCATTGTACTCAGCTATGTTTATTAATGCAAGTGCTGAATCCATACCATCAGGAGACATGCGAACCAGTAAATATCGGCGTATTAAGAGACCAGCCTTTTCAGAAGGTACTACAGATCCCACAGCTGAAAGTTTAGTGTTAGATGTTGTACGAGGTCGACAGTGCGTTTGTCAATTATATGATCGTAGAACTACCAAGATGAACCAGATGACCGGTTTGTTCATTGGTGGACGTTACGTGCTTTTTCCATATCATCTTTTTGTTGCACCCGATGGACAGCTGGTTGAGCCAAATTCACGAATGGTTCTTACGACAGATCAAGCTGTTTTCGAGCAAATGTTTGAGGTTAAGCGTATGACGCAGTTGTTTGCTAAAGATGGCTCACGAAAAGACTGTTGTGTGTATGAATGCACACTCCAAGTTCGCGCTTTCAAGGATATCCGTCAACATTTTATTGCTGATAACGAGTTGACAGCTATACCTAACTGGTGTGAGGCTAGTATCAATAAATTTTCAGATTTTTCCTTTGAGCGCCAACTAATCAATGTTAATCCGATCACACAACAAAAATATAATGTTACCGGTGTTTTGGAAGCATATACCTTATATAAAGGTTTTCAGTATGACGCCATTACTACCAGCGGTGATTGTGGATCTATTATCGTACTTTATAACACTAAGGTACGTGGAAAAATCTTGGGATTGCATGTAGCTGGAGACCGCAACAGGCATCACGGTTACTGTGAACTTGTTTCTAGTGAATCTTTGAAACAATTTATACCTCGTGTTCAACCACAATCGCGAATAACAACATGTGATGATGAGCCAGCTATTATTTTACCAGAAGGAAACTATACTTATTATGGTTCAGTTCCGGCAGGTACAGCTGTTTATCCCACTACGAAAACTGAAATAAAACCATCAGTAATTCAAGGTGCTATAACACAGCCTACAACGCATCCTGTTGATATGAATAAGAAAGATTTTCCCACAGTTATCTCAAGATTCTTCCATACTACTCAACCCATAAATCCTAGTATTAAAGAGGTTTTATTGCAAGATGCTTATGATAACGTTGATGCTCTCAATGGTTTTAGAATGGGTGTGGTTAGTGAATATATAGCTATTAATGGTGATAGTAAATATCCTTATTGTGAGCGAATGAATATGTCAACATCACCCGGTTTGCCTTATAAGAAATTGAAAGCAGGCAAGGGTAAGAGCATGTTCTTCCGACAAGACGACATGGGTAACTATGTTGTCAATGACGTGTATTTGCGAACAGCAATTGATAATAGGCTAGCCATGGCCCAACAAGGTCTGAGCGCACCATCAATGTGGATGGATATCCCTAAGGATGAGAGACGTAAGCCTGAGAAGAAAGTACGTATGATAATTACACCACCTCTTGATTACCAAATCGTTTTTAGAATGTATTTTTTAGATTATATAGTGGCTTACTATAATTCGAGACTTAAAAACCACTCGGCTGTTGGTATTAATCCTTATAGCTTGGATTGGACTGATCTTATGCACAAACTACAATCTAATTCTGATGTTGGTGGTGATGGTGATCACAAATCCATGGATGGTGACATTCTTACAGATTTGATGGATGTAGAAATTAGTTCTATCAACCATTTTTATCGATATGAAGTTAACCATGATGTCGCAGCACGTGTTCGTGATGTTTTGTGGAATGAATTAGTTCACACTCCAACCCAGTGTATGAATGTGGCTTACTGTGTCCATTGTGGTAACCCGTCAGGATGTAATTGTACAACTATAATCAATACGAATGGCTCTGATCGGTATTATAAGCTCGCATGA